CAGTAATGCTGGCGCGCTGTCTCGCGGTCTTCCGCTTCCATGTTTCCGATCACCGCCATGATGCCTATGAATGCGGCGGCGCCGGCTGCGTAAAGTATTGCTCTCATTTTGCTTCCCCTTGTCTGTCTCATCAGTGACCGGAGACACCCGGCCAGACGCCCCGGAGGGCGTTTCGACTTTAGGCGGCTTTGGCTTCGGCCTCCTGCCCCATAATGAAATCGGCGGCTTTGCTCGCATGCTTGGCAGCCTCGAAAATGTAGCGCTTGTCATTCTTGAGTTTGCCCAACCAATTCTCGATATATTGCGCATGATCGGCGCGGGGCGATGATGCTACACCAACGGTGGCGCAGGTAAATGCGGCGCTTAATTCTGCGACTAATTCTTCAAAGGCATAGTCGCTCGACCCGAACGCGTTGCCCTTGCCGCGTGCTAGGCGATGATCGGCGCCTGTCCAGTGGGCCAACTCATGAAAAGCCACGCTATAAAATCGCTCGGTCGCGGTGCTGGTATCGGTTGCCTTAAACTGCTCGCGATGGGGCATGAATACCTGGTCTACGCTTGGCACATAGCAAGCCCGATCGCCCCCGTAGTTAATCTGCGCGCCTGTGTTGGCAATGATGGCCTCGGCGGTTTCGATAACCTCGGCCTCGCCGTCACGATCTGACCCGGTAGGCTCGGGGGCAATTTCACCGCTGAACCCGTCGACCTGACTCGCATTGAACACGGTGAATTGCTTGAGCAGGGGAATGACCCGCTCGACCGCCTCGCCCTTGGCGTTGGTGTCCTCTTTGCGCAGCTGTTTCCAGAACACAACCTTGGTGCCTTTCTCGCCCTTGCGAACGTTGGCGCCCTGCGCTTGCCATTGCTTGAACGTACCCCACAGATTCGATGCGAACCCTTGGCGGCTGGCTGAACACCAAAGCGCGATAACATTCACGCCCCGGTATGGTTTGCCAGTGGACAGCGATACCGGAAAGCCAGCGCCCCCGTTGCCATCCTTGTGCCATGGCATGACCCAATCGCCGCCCTTGGCTGCACCCGACTCGATGTCGGCAATGATCTGATCGGTGATGTTTTGATAAATATCGGTTTTCATGATGCTTCCCCTTTGCTTCCGTTTTCATTGACGTTGGATGCAAGGTACACGGGGCGTTGTGAGTATGTCAAGCGTTAGCGTGCAATTAATTTCATCGGGTGTAACATTGACCGTATGGCAAGCAAGGCGAGGCGCTACCAATGGCCCATCACATAGACATTCAAGATCAGGAAGCCAAGGCCGCCCAAGCGGAACGTGATCTGCGCGCGATGCTGGATGATGCGTGGATTGATTTGACGCAGCCGCTCGATGACTTCAGCGAGGACATGATTGACCAGCCGGCGCATTACGCGGGGCAAGGCCGGATCGAGTGCATCGAAGTTCTAGAACAGCTGGCAGCGGATGGGCATGACTTCCGCATCTTGAACGCGATGAAGTACCTGTGGCGCTACCGGCACAAGGGGCAGGAGGAATCATTGCGCAAGGCGGTCTGGTATATCCGGCGCGTACTCGGCGAGGGGCAGTTTTAATGGGGCATAGACACCTGTCGGTTAAAGACTTCCCCAAGGAAAAGCCAGCAATACGCACCTATAGCGTATTACCAGCCCGAGCGGTACAGGATGGCACGCTAAAGCATACAACCCTGCGCGTGCTGGCTGCGATCTGCATACACACCAACGCACACGGTATCGCTTGGCCATCGCTGCTGACTTTGGCGCGGCATATCCATATGCGACCCGAGACGGTAAGCCGGCATGTCCAGCGTTTGGTAAAGATGGGGTATGTACGCAAGCTGGAACGCAAAGCCTACCCGATGCATATCAAGCGTAAATCCAGGGGCATAACCAATCGCTACCAGGTGCTTTTCAAAGGGCATGACCCACTGCCGACTAGAGAGCAATTCGATGCGCCTAGACCCAGAGTAGTAGAGGAGCCAGTAGGGGACAGTAAACAGCAGGGGATGACAGACCAGCCGGGCAAGGATAAAAGATCAGGGGGACCGGGGGATGCTGAAAGTGAAAGAGGTATATCCACACAAGCATCTATCCTTGCATCAGCATTTACCAAAGCGGTGGAATCGGTGACAGGGCAACCCCGCGCAGCCTCGCACAGCCTCGCCATGGCGCAAACGCTGGCAGCCAATGGGGTAACCGCTGCACAGATCACCGACAGCACAAGGGCGCTATGCCGTGAGTGCCTACAGAAAGGGCGATCATCGCCCAAGGTAATAGGGCAGGTGGCACAGTGGGCGGGGCTTGGTAAGTAACGCCGGGGGTCTGAGAAAAGGCACCCTTCCCCCCTCCGGGGGTGTGTACCTGTATAGGGGCCTTCCCTCAAAATTTTCCTGAAAATGGGTGAATCATGTCGAAGATGACGGTACGCCAAGCACGAAAGACGCTGGCACTTGGTACGGAAGATGCGAAAGAGGCCGTTAAGCAGGAGCTACAGGCTGTTGGCGCGTCGAATGTGACGGACGTGCTGACTTGGGATGGGTTGGGGAATATCTCGATGCTGGCAAGCTCTGAGATACCCCAGCATATCCAGAAGGGGATTAAGAAGGTGAAGGTCACGCCTGGGCAGAATGGCAACTCGATAGAGATTGAGATGCACGACAAGCTGGCCGCCCTGAGAATTTTGGCTAAGCACTACGGGTTAATGGAAGCAAACGCAGATGCGGACACCCGCCCCAGTATTTTGGGTATAAACCTGAAGGGGCCGGAGGTTGCTACTTACGAGGTGAAGGAAGATGGCGAGAGCGAAACAGGCGAGCGATCAGAGCCGCAGGACGAGCCAGAAGAGAAGGAAGACTGAGGCGTCTGCTGAAGAGGCGCTGGGGAAGTTAAACCTAGACTTCTCTGGGGCGCCCACGACATGGAGTTTTCTGCACGACGACTCGTTTGTGCGTGGGCTGATGGGGCCGGTGGGTTCGGGTAAGTCATACGGCTGCGCGGCAGAGATTATGCTGCGTGCTGTTAAGCAACCACCCAGCCCCAAGGACGGCATTCGGTACTCGCGGTTTGTGATTGTGCGTAACTCCTACCCTGAGCTGCGGACAACGACGATTAAGACTTGGCTGGAGCTGTTTCCTGAGAACATTTGGGGGCCAATGCGCTGGTCACCGCCCATTAGCCATCACATTAAGCTGCCATCGCGAGGTGGTGCTGCCGGGATTGACTGTGAGGTTATCTTCATGGCCCTAGACCAACCCAAGGACGTCAGGAAGCTGCTGTCTTTGGAGTTAACCGGCGCGTGGGTGAACGAGGCGCGCGAGCTGCCGCTGGCTGTGGTGCAGGGACTAACCCACCGTGTTGGCCGCTATCCCACAAAAGCGAACGGCGGCTGCCCTTGGCGTGGTATCTGGATGGATACCAACCCCATGGACGATGACCACTGGTGGTACAGGCTGTCTGAGAAGGAGCCGGTGCGGGGTAAGTACAAGTGGGAGTTCTTTCGCCAGCCCGGCGGTGTTATCGAGACTGGCAGAGACGACCCCGAGGCCGTGCCGGCTGCCAATAAGTTCTGGAAGGTAAACCCAGACGCGGAGAACATTAACAACCTGCCCGGCGGGTACTACCATCAGCAGCTCGGTGGCAAGAATCTGGACTGGATTCGGTGCTACGCCGGCGGTCAGTACGTTTTCGTGCAGGAGGGACGCCCTGTCTGGCCTGAGTACGATGACTCGGTGATGAGTTCCGATGAGATTGAGGTAAACCCCAAGCTGCCGCTGCATATCGGGCTTGACTTTGGCTTGACCCCGGCTGCCGTGTTTGGTCAGCGCACCGCCGCTGGCGCGTGGCACATACTCAAAGAGATTGTCACCGACGACATGGGCCTTGAGCGGTTCGGGTTAATACTGCTTAACGAGATAAACGTTAATTACCCAGGCATGGACGTGCTGATCTGGGGCGACCCCGCCGGCTCCAAGCGTGATGAGATATTCGAGGTCACTGCCTTTGACCATTTGAGAACGCTGGGACTTAATGCGCGCCCAACGGCCAGCAACGACTTCCAGGTGCGCCGAGAAGCTGGCGCCATGCCGATGAATCGCTTTATCGAGCGCAAACCAGGGCTGCAAGTGCATAAAGACTGCAACCGTCTGCGCAAATCACTGGCTGGTGGCTATCACTTCAAGCGGGTGTCGATTGGTGGTGGCACCGAAAGGTTCCGCGATGCACCCAATAAAAACGAACACTCTCACGTTGGTGATGCGTTTGGCTACATCATGCTCGGTGGCGGTGAGCATCGGGCGATGACCCGAGGCCACGGCGGCAAATACGGCGCTGCTGGCCC